AACATCTACTTCAACTGGTTCATCTCCACAAGCAAACTATTCAAACAACTATTCGTTTAATAATTTAACAGTAGTAAACAATTTAACTGTTGGTGGGAACACATATCTTGGAGATTCAGCAGGAGATAATGTAATAATTACTGGTTCTGTTTCTATAAGTGGAACTTTGTTAGTTAATGGTTCACAAATTACTTTATCAAGTTCAGCGATAACAAATAAAACAATTTTAATTACATCAAGTTATTCAGTTGTAAGTGATGATTATTTTATTGGTGTTGATAGTACCTACTCTGGTATAATAGTATCACTACCAACTTTAGCTTCAACAACAAACGGAAGAGTAATACATGTTAAAGATATAACTGGATTAGCCACTACAATACGGCCAATTACGGTATCCGCTTCTTCCGGTCAATATATAGATTTGGAACCATACGTTAAAATTGATGTAGACCACGGTTCAATAAGTTTGTATAAAGCTTCAAATGGATGGAATTTGTTCTAATGGGATATAAAACATATAAATCTATACCTAAAATGGTAGGAGATCAAGAAGTAACAAATACTATTAAAGCTGATCTTCTTGAATCAACTTTATTAAAAATAGATGGATTAATAATCAATAGAACTATTATATCTTCTTCTTATAACATTAAAAGAACAGAATATTTTATTGGAGTTCATACCGAAAATGCAGCTTGTAGCATTACTTTGACCTTACCAAACGCTTCTGGTTCTGTTAATGGAAGAACTTATATTATAAAAGATGAAGGTGGAATGGCCGATACTTATCCAATAATAATTGATACTTTAAATGGTGACAGAGTAGACGGAGAAGATACCTTTACAATTGACTCACCTTATGCTTCATTAAATCTTTATACAGACGGATTTAACAAATGGTTTATCTATTAAATTTTTGCTAACAAACTTTTTTTATTTGTCAAGTGCTTTTGGAAAATTAATTCACTAATTACTTTTACGACACATAGTTTAACAGTTTCGGCTTTTGGACTATGTGTCGTTTTTTTATTAGGAGATAAAAAATATGGCTTATAAATTTCAATTAGGTAAAGCAAAACTTTCTGGTTCAATCGAAACAGCACAAGTAATTACTTCACAAGGTGGTCTTATCGTTAATGGTGATGTAGACCTTGACGCTGGCGTAATCAATAATACCGAACTTTCTGGTGGTATAACAAACGATAAACTTGTTAACAACACAGTAAAGTTTAACGGTGTAACAGTAGCACTTGGCGAATCTGGCTCATTTGGAACTGATGCAGTAACTGAAGGTTCAACCAACAAATACTACTTAGATTCAAGAGCAAGAACCGCAGTATCCGTAACTGATGCTGGTGGTGATGGTTCACTTACTTATAATTCTGGTTCTGGTGTATTCACTTACACAGGCCCATCTGCTGCCGAAGCAAGAGCACACTTTAGTGCCGATGGTCAAGGTATCGAATATGCTTCTGCAACTGGTCAATTCTCACTTGAGCTTACTGGTGCATCTCTTCTAAAGAATGCAAGTGGTTTACAAGTTGATGAAAGTTGGGTTAGAGGACGTTTTGGTCCTGGTTCTGGTCTTAGTTATGTTCCTGCTACTGGTATATTTTCTGTTCCAAATAGTGGAATTACAAATGCTATGTTGGCTAGCAGCTCAGTAACAATCAACGGAACTGCTGGCGAAGTTACAGTAGTTGGTTCACCATTAGCTCTTGGTGGAACTGCTACAGTAAGCCTTCCAAGCACAATCTCCAAGAATTTAACCTTCACTGGTCAAGTTACGATGGAAAACCTCAATATAACTGGTACTTTAACCACAGTTAACGCTACAAACCTTGAGATTAAAGATGCAAGAATCCTTATGGCTTCTGGCTCAACTGCTTTTGCTACTGACGTTGGTATCGACTTTGGTTCACACGTTGGTCACGCAACATTATTAACTGCTGAAGTTAATATTGATAGTAGTGGTAGTGCTGAAAACGTTCTTTCTTCATCACTTCCATTAGTTGCACCAGCAGTTAAGGCTACATCATTCTACGGTAACCTCGTAGGTTCGATGCAACTTAATGTTGTACCAAAAGCAGAAAATTATACAATCCTAAGTGGTGATAACGTTATTAAAGCTACAGCAAATATCACTCTTAATCTCCCAGTTGGACCAGCAGTTGGTCAAGAGCACAGAATTAAGTGCTATGCTGCCGATCCTACTGCATCAGTAATAATTGTTCCACAAGTTGGTGGAACAATCGAAGGCTTAAGCCAAGTTGTTCTTGAGTCATACGGTGCAGCCATTTCCTTAGTATGGGACGGATCTGCATGGATGGTATTCTAATCCTTCTTTTGTTGGATTTGGTTTACTAACCAATATAAAATGTGGTGGCATCTTCTTCGGGGGGTGCCACCCTTTTTATTTGTTTAATACTATTTATTTTCATGGCATTCAAACTTTTGAAGAGATAATAGGTGAGTAATTTAATTAAATTAGGGTTTTTCTAAATTTAGACACTATTTATTTTTGATTACATATAAATTGGAGAACTCCTTAATGTCTTCTTTGTTAGAACAAGCAATTATAGATGCCACAGCATTAAAAGAAGCTGCACTTAAGAATGCAGAAGCACAAGTATTAGAAAGATATTCAACTGAAGTAAAAGACGCAATAAAAAGCTTATTAGAACAAGACGAAGGCTTTAATTCTCCAGTAGCGTCGGAAGGTGGAACATCTGGTATTAATGGTGGAAACGTTGGCGATCAAATGACCCAAGCTTATAAAGACGGACAAAAAATGTGTCCTTGCCCAGAAGATGGGGATCAAATTACAATTGATTTAACAGTTGGCGATGTTGATGGAATAGCCAAAGAAGCTAATATTGATCTTTCTGGTAATAATGGTTCTGCTATGTCCCGTGATCAATTTATCCAATCACAAGCAGCACAACTTCAAGAAGGCGAAGAATATGAGATTGATAAAGGAGAACTTTTAGATCTCTATGAAAAACTTACAGTTGATGCTAGAACAGTTCCATATGGTAATATTGAGTATCCAGCCAACACATTAGAAGTTGAATATCAAAAAGATATTGCAGCAGCCAAAAAAGTTCAACTTGAAGCAGAAGAAGAAGTTGAAGCTAAGATTGAAGAAAACAAAAAACTTACCAGACAAAATAAAAGTTTACAAGTTGAATATAAAAAACTTGAAAAGATTACTGAAGCACTTGCAAATAAAGTAGAACAATACGAGAGCGCAGTATCACAGTTAAAAGAGAACTTAGATAAGTTATCCGTAACAAATGCTAAACTTCTCTATACAAACCGCGTATTGAATAGTAACTCCTTGAATGAGCGACAAAAAGATAAACTTGTCGAAGCACTATCTAACGCAAAAACAACAGACGAAGCAAAGACAATCTATCAAACACTTCAAAGCACAGTGGGGGGTAATACAAAAGTATCTGCTCCAAAATCACTTAGCGAAGCCTTAAATAGACCTTCTTCATCTGTATTTCACACAAAGCAAAACGATACAGTAACTCCAGAAGTGGAAAGAATGCGTCGTTTAGCAGGTATTAAATAAATAAACATTTAAGGAGTTTATAATATGTCTATTATCGAAAGATTAACAGAGGGCATGGTTCAACGTGACCTCGCAAAAGAAGGAACAGCCCTTCTTAATAAATGGGAAAGAACAGGTCTTTTAGAAGGTATTCGTACAGAAAGAGCAAAACACACTATGGCTCGTCTTCTTGAGAACCAAGCAAAAGAGCTTCTTCGCGAATCTTCAGCTATGGCTGCTGGTGACGTAGAAGGTTTTGCTGCCGTAGCATTCCCAATCGTTCGCAGAGTATTCGCTGGTCTTATCGCCAACGATCTCGTTTCAGTTCAACCTATGTCACTTCCATCTGGTCTTATCTTCTTCCTCGACTTTAAGATTTCATCAACTGCTGGATCTGGTCCAAGATTAGGTTATGCTGCAAATGATTCAGTTTACGGTCAAGGCGTTCTCGGTCAACAAATCACTGGTGGTGTTAGCTTAACTGGTGTAAATGCTGAGAAAGGCTTCTATAACCTTAATAACGGCTATACCTCACCAACTGGTTCAAATACAGGTATGACAATTACTGTTGTTGCTTCTGGTACATTTGGTGCTGGTACACAAGGTATTGACGAATTCTGTCGTTTTGACGCAGATTTTGTTTCTGGTTCAACCAGAGTATTGGTCGCTTCAGTAGTAACTGATACTGAGTTTGTTGCTCTTAACAAGAGAAATTTGGTTGCTATCGTAGCAGACAGCACATCACTTCTTAGTGGTAGCCAAGTTAGAAGATTAACACAATTTGGAAATGGTATTACTGTTGGTTCAACTGCTACCGCTGCAAATGATGGAAAAACTTATCTTGTATTTACAGCACCAGCCAATACTGACGCTTCATTAAATACTCTTAATGCTTCTGTTGGTACACAAGCTGCAAGCGTTATAGCTAAATTCCCAATAGTTGATAAGTTTGGCACAACTAATATTGCTGCTGGCTCAACTAACGCTCTTGGCGCAATTGCTGGTCAAGATACTTGGGGTCTTGAGGCTCAAACTGAAATACCAGAGATCGATATCTCCGTCGATTCAGTATCAATCACCGCTATAACCAAGAAAATGAAAGCAAAATGGACACCAGAACTTGGTCAAGATCTTAATGCTTATCACAATCTTGATGCAGAGGTTGAGCTTACCTCAATTCTTTCAGAACAAATCGGTCTTGAAATTGATCGTGAAATTCTTGAAGACCTTATCAAAGGTGCAACTGCTGGAACATTCTACTGGTCAAGATCACCAGGTTTGTTCGTAAACAGATTAACTGGTGCCGAAATTGGTGCATCAGCTAAAGCTCCAGATTTCACTGGTACTGTCTCAGCTTGGTACGAAACCTTGATTGAAACAATTAATGATGTATCAGCCCAAATCCACAGAAAGACACTTCGCGGTGGTGCAAACTTTATCGTATGTGGTCCAGAAACTGCAAACGTTCTTGAGTTTACATCTGGCTTTAGAGCTAAAGTAACTCACGAAGACGAGAAGGGTGAAATTGGAGCAATTAACGTTGGTTCAATCTCCAAGAAATTTGACGTTTACGTTGATCCATACTTCCTTCGTAACGTAATCCTCGTTGGTCGTAAGGGCAGCTCATTCCTCGAAAGCGGATATGTATATGCACCATACGTCCCACTCCAAGTAACTCCAACCATCTTTGGTACTGAGGACTTCGTTCCACGCAAAGGTGTCATGACCCGTTACGCTAAGAAAATGGTTAAACCAGATCTTTACGGTTTGGTCATTATCCGTGGCCTTATTGGCGAAAGCGGTTCTTGATAGAACAGCCTAACTAGGCAAAGAATCCCCCCTCTCCGAAAGGATTGGGGGGTTTTCTTTTATTTGTAACTATTTAAAGTATTAAGGAGTATTTTATTTAATGGCTGTCCCTACGTTAACTCCTGCTTCTACTTTAAGTGCTATTGTATTACCATCAGCAGGAAATCTGGTAGATGTAGCAGCAGCTTTACCTTTTGGTATTTATGCTTCCTCCCCAGCGTTTTTAACAGGAGCAGCAGACCAAGTTGGTTATGTATATAAAAAGCTTGGTGGTGATATATTAGATATTGAAATAACAACAGGAAATGTATACGCTGCTTATGAAGAAGCTGTATTAGAATACTCTTATATTGTTAATTTACATCAAGCAATTAACGCTATGCCTACTTTTCTTGGAGCAGCAACAGGAACCTTTAATAGTGATGGAGAATTTACTTCTGGTTCAGCATTATCGGGTCAAACTCCACAATTAGCTTATCCAAGATATAATTTAGATTATTTTTCAAGATATGGTGATGCTTTTTCACTTGAAGCTGGAATAGGCTCAACACAACAAATATATTCAGCTTCCTTCAGTGTTACCCCAAGTGTTCAAGATTATGACTTACAAGCTATTATTGAATCATCTTCTTTAAGTAACGTAGATAAAGCAAGTGGCGGTCCTGTACCTTACTCTGGTTCAGTTGGAAATAAAAGAGTAATAATAAGAAAAGTATTTTATAAAACTCCAAACTCTATGTGGAGATTTTTTGGTTACTATGGCGGCTTAAATGCTATTGGTAATTTATCATCTTATGGTCAATATGCTGATGATAGCACGTTTGAAGTAATCCCAACATGGCACAATAAATTACAGGCTATGGCTTATGAAACAGCAATCTACACAAGAAACTCTCACTTCTCTTATGAGATTAAAAATAATAAAGTTAGATTATATCCATGCCCAAGTGATATAGGTGTAGATCATATGTGGGTTGAATTTAGTATATCAAATGAAGCAAATCCTTGGGAAACACCTTCAAATTCAAGCGACTCCGAAACTGGTGGGGTTAATAACATTAATACACTTCCCTTCTCCAATATACCATTTGAGAATATAAACGCAATAGGTAAACAGTGGATACGTCGTTATGCTTTAGCGGTATGTAAAGAAATGCTAGGACAAGTTAGATCCAAGTTTAGTACATTACCAATCCCAGGTGACTCTGTTACTTTAAATGGTCCTGCACTTATGTCGGAAGCAAAAGAAGAAAAGAAAGAATTGAAAGAAGAATTAAATAAGATTCTTGATCAAGTAACTTATCACAAGATTGCTGAAACAGAAGCTAAAATGTCCGATGATGTTCAAAAGGTTTCTCAAAAGATTCCTGTTCTTATTTACGCAGGATGATATAAATGAGCGAAACAACACAAGAAATAACTTTTGAAGCTTCAACAATAGAAACAGTTGATTTTGCTGTCTATAATTGGCTAAATGAAAAGATGAATGTTCATGCTACTACTTCTGAAGGTTGGAAGAAAGTTCCTGTTATATGGACTTCCGCAGAAAGAGCACATCAAATTAAAGCAGATAAAGACATTCGTGATTCATCTGGTATGATTAAATACCCAATTATATCTCTTGAAAGAACTTCGATGAATAAAGATGTAAATAAAAAAGGTTCTGTCCCAGCAAATATAAGAAATATAAATGATGAAAAAGGTGGAACAATAACAATAGCAAGAACAATTCAACAAGAAAAAACATCTAATTTTGAGAACGCAACATTAAATAAATATGTTGGAGCAAATGAAGATATTAGAAGAGCTATTGAAAGAAATAGAAGAAATGGTAATAAAAAAGGATTATTTGAATTAAGAGATCAAAGAGTGATTTCTGGAAACAAAACAGTATACGAAACAATAACAATTCCTATACCTATACATGTTACTATAACATATTCAATATTTATTAAAACAGATTACGTTCAACAAATGAATGAAATATTGGCACCGTTTTTAACAAAGAATGGTAATACAAGGTCTATAATATTACATAATGAAAATCATAGATTTGAAGCATTTATGAATGGTGATATAACACAAGATAGTAATTACCTAAGCCTTAATGAAGAAAGAAAAACTTATGGTTCAAAGATTACACTAGAAGTATTAGGTAAACTTATTGGTGGTGATAGTAATGAAGACAAACCAAAAATTATTAGAAGAGAAAATGCTGTTGAAGTTAAGTTCCCAAGAGAGAAAGTAATACTTCAAGACGAGATTGAAGAATTAGATTCAAATAAAAATAAGCGTTATTACAGAGAATAATGCTTTTTGCTGCTTATATTACTACTTATTTATGATTATATAAATCCATTAAGAGGGAGTGAAAATAATGTCAGTATCCAGTTTCAAGTTTGTATCCCCCGGCGTCTTTGTTAAAGAGTTTGATAACTCACAAATCACAGCCACACCAGCAGGAGTTGGCCCAACAATTATCGGTCGTCTAGAAAGAGGACCAGCTATGCGCCCAGTTCGTATTGGTTCTATGTCACAGTTTGTTGAAATCTTTGGCAATCCAGTAGCTGGTAGAGTTTCAAATGATGCTTGGAGAAATGGTAATTACTCCGCTCCAACCTATGCTGCTTATGCTATTCAAGCTTGGTTAAGAAATACTCCATCAGTAAACGTTGTTAGATTACTTGGAACACAACACACAAGCGCAACAACTGACGGTAAGGCTGGTTGGAACTTGGCTGCTCCCGCTGCATCTGCTGGCGGTTCTTATGGATTGTTCTTAGTTAATTCTGGTTCAACTAATTTAACTGGTACTCTTGCTGCTGTTTGGTATCTCGCTACTGGTTCAATCGCTCTTTCTGGTACATTAGCAGGTGGTTTAACTACCGATACTGCTCAAGGCTCAAATGCTCTATTTAAATCAGATGATGTAAACGGAGAATTCAAAGCTGTAATATTTGACGGTTCTGGTGCTCAAACTTTCAAGACCTCATTCAACTTCAATACTGATAGCAACAAGTACGTTAGAGATGTATTCAATACAAATCCAGTATTAACTAATACAACGATTACACCAACAGCTAATCAAAAAACGTATTGGCTTGGTGAGACATTTGATCGTTCAGTAGCCGAATATGTTACTAGTTTAACAGGTTCTGGTGCAGTATATGGCTTTGTTGCTCCATTAACAAACGGAACTAATCACGGTGGTAATTTCCGTACTGGTATGCAAAAATCAAAAACTGGTTTTGTATTTGGTCAAGATCTTGGATTTAATAATGCAACTTACAATCCAGCAAATATGCCACAATTGTTCAGATTTGTTACAATTGACTCTGGCGAATGGGAATCAAAGAATCTTAAAATTTCAATCGTAGATGTTAAAGGTCCAAGAAATCCACAATTTGAAGAATATGGAACATTCTCTGTTGAAATTAGAAGAGCAGAAGATCTTGATGTTGTTCCTAAAGTTGTTGAAAGATTTACAAACCTTAACCTCAATCCAGCTTCTGAAAACTATATTGCCAGAAGAATTGGTGATCGTTTCATCGAATGGAATGATAGTGAGAAGAGATACAGAGAATTTGGTAACTATTCAAATCTTTCTAAATATGTTTATGTAGAGATGAACGCACAAGTTGATAACGGTACAGCAGATCAACAACTTGTTCCATTCGGTTTCGTAGGTCCAGCAAGATTTAAGAAAGTTCAAGTATTAGGTACTGGTTCATTAAATTATGCCAACACATTTGTTTCATCTTCTGGTGCTCGAAATATTGCTACTGCTGGTAACTTCTTAAAGATTACAGGTAGTATATCATCTTCCTTTGATGCACAATTCTTATTCCCAGCACCAGCCCTAAGAGTTTCAGCAGCAGCAGAAGGTCTTTCAGATATAACTAAAGCTTACTTTGGTTATGACGTTACTACAAAAGCTACCAAAACACAAACAGACAAATCTTATGTAGATTATGTAAGATTGGCTACAGCAGATTATTCAGTTGATTCTGCTCCTTCTGGCTCAAACAGAGAGTTTTCGTTCTACTTCACATTAGATGATCTTTCTGGTTCATCAAATGGTGCAGTATATGTTTCTGGTTCAAGAGTATTGGGTACATCAATAACCGCTACTGGTGCCTCAAGTTCATATGGTTCTATATTTACTTCAGCAAGTTACGAAGCAGTTCTTAATGCTGGTTATAATAGATTCACTATGCCATTAGTTGGTGGTTTTGATGGTGTTGATGTTACAGAAGCAGATCCATTTAGAAATTCAATCTTCAACAACATTACTCCAACTGAAACAACAAACTATGAATATTATACACTTCGTAGAGCAGTTGATACAGTAGCAGATCCAGAAACAATCGTAACTGATATTATTTCAGTTCCCGGTATAACTTATGCTGGTGTTACAGATCACGTTATCACAACTGCTGAAAATCGTGCTGACTGTATGGCTATTATTGACCTTCCAAATGTTTATACCCCAGATCACGAAGCTGCAAACGTTACAACCGCAAATCGTCTTGGTGGTGGTGTTGATCAAGTTGTCAATACACTTAAAGGCAGAGCAATTAATTCAAGCTATGCTGCAACCTATTATCCTTGGGTTCAAATCAGAGATACCATCAATAATCAAAACGTATGGGTTCCACCTTCAGTTGTTGCAATTGGTGCTCTTTCTTATGGTCAAGCTACACAAGAACTTTGGTTTGCTCCAGCAGGGTTTACCAGAGGTGGATTAAGTGAAGGTCGTGGTGGTGTTCCAGTATTGGCAGTATCACAACGTCTCAATTCAAGAGAACGTGATTTACTTTACGAAGCCAACATTAATCCTATCGCACAATTCCCAGCAGAAGGTATCGTAATCTTTGGTCAAAAGACACTTCAAGTTACTCCATCTGCTCTCGATAGAATTAACGTTCGTAGATTAATGATTTACTTGAAGAGAGAAATTTCAATTATTGCTTCAAGATTGCTCTTCGATCAAAATGTAAGCTCAACTTGGGGAAGATTTACATCACAAGTTGAACCATTTCTTAATAGTGTTAAAACAAGATTGGGTGTGACTGAATATAGATTAATTCTTGACTCAACTACAACAACACCAGATTTAGTTGATAGAAATATCCTATACGCTAGAATTTACTTGAAACCAGCTAGAGCAATTGAATTTATCGCAATTGATTTTAATATTTCAAGTTCTGGTGCATCATTTGCAGATTAATACTAATTATAGTATACTAGGAGAAAATAAGTAATGGCAACATTTTGGAGTTCAGCAAACGTAGAACCAAAAAGAAAGTTTAAGTTTTTGGTAAGATTTAACCCAACAAATATAGCATATGATATACCGTCATTTGTTGTAAAGAAGGTTGATAAACCCGGATTTACAATTACAGAAACTAAACATACTTTCTTAGGTCACAACTTCTTTTTTCCCGGTAAATTAGAATGGAAAGAAATTAGTATGTCCATAGTAGACCCTGCCGGAACTGGTTTAAAGGGTGTAGGTGGTACTGAAATACCAAGTAACGAGACAGCACCAGATATGTCTTATAGATTAGTAGAAATTTTAGGTCTATTTGGGTATCAATCACCAATAAACGTTGGTAATGCTTTAAATGGTGGTCTCGGTGGTTCTGGTGATGTTAATTTTTCTGCTGGTGGAACAAGAATTAAATCTTTTTCAAAAGCGGGTTCTGTTGCTGCCTCCGGTAACATAGAAATATTACAGATAGATGATGATGGTACTGTTGTTGAAATTTGGGCATTAAAGAATGCTTGGATCAGAGATATTCAATTTGGTTCAAATGATTATAGTTCAGACGATGCACAAGAAGTAACTATTAAATTTAGATACGATTGGGCAGAATTTACAGGTGGACCAAATGGTAACACCCCCGCAACCTATGCAAAAACTTAATTATATTTATATAACCACTATTTAGTTATATGTCACAAGATAGTTTTAAAACTGATAGAGCGTATTTCTGGAGCAATTCATACGTTCACCCAAAAGCCAAATCCAAGTTCTTAGTTGAATTTGGATCTGGCATTTTTAATACCAATTTTAATGGTAAATATGAATGGTTAGTTAAAGCAGCAAATAGACCAAAATATACTGCTGAATATGAGGACTTTAAAAATCCAGTATCATATGCTACTACATCAGTTTTACCTAAATCTTGGAATTGGGAACCAATAACTATAAAGTTTGTAAATCCATTTAGTTTAACATTTTGGCCTAGAGATTTAACACAAGATTTAGATGAAATGTTATCCAATCTAGCTCAAAGTATGATTGCTAGAAAAGATTCTGCTGTATATGAAGATACTTCTGAACCAAATGCAGATGTGGTTGTGTTCCAACAAGGTACATTAAGTCCAATAGTTGAATCATATTTTGGTTCATCAATTAAACTACATGATATTTCTATGGGGTTTCAATCTCCAAAGTTAGGAACTGGTGGTGATGATGTTTCAAATATTAATGGAGTAACACAATATAATGATACAAACAATCCTACCTTACGCCCAGAAGAGTTAAGATTAGGAGAAATGTATTCAAATGGATATTGGCAACTTTATAATCCTTGGATAACTAAATTAGATTTTGGAGATTTTGATTATTCAGTTGATGAATTTATTGAAATATCAATAACATTTAAATATCAAAACGCTGTATACTTCTCTAAATTAAGAGAAGATCAAGTTGGTAACGATCCAGATAAGCAAGGATTAAAAAATCAAACCACTACAAAATCTCCTTCTGCTGGTTTTAGAGTTTCACCTTTCCCACTTGACTTTTAAATAAAATAAATTATATTACTAATTAATTAAGCATAGAGGTAAAAATGCGTAATAATGAGGACAGGTTTGGTGGTCCAATTGATAATCAAGATACACCAGTTCCTGCTATAGTACAAGAACAAACACAAATATTTTCATATATAACTCCAACGGAACTTATAGATATTCCATCAAAGGGTTTATACTATCCACCAGAACATCCCCTTCATATGAAAGATAGTATAGAAATTCGTCACATGACAGCAAAAGACGAAGATACATTAACATCACGTTCACTTCTTAAAAAAGGTGTTGCTGTTGATAAAATGTTAAATGATATTATTACAGACAAATCAATCAAAGTAGAAAATCTATTAATTGGAGATAAAAACGCTTTGATTATTGCTTCTCGTATTTCTGGTTATGGTGCAGAGTATGAAACAAAAGTTACATGCCCTTCTTGTAATGTTCCAAATCAACATTCATTTGATTTGAACGATCACAAAATGGCTAATCCAATTCCAGAAGAAGAACTACAAAAGTTAGGTATTAATATAACTTCAAACAAGAATTTCACCCTAACTCTTCCAGTATCAAAACTATCAATTGAAGCAAGATTTCTTAATGGAATGGATGAAAGAAATATAATTCAAAGATCCCAAGATAATCAAAAAAACAATCTTCCAGAGAACGCCATGACTCAACAAATTAAATACTTTGTTGTTTCAGTTAATGGAGAGACA